ACATCCTGCGAAAATCCGGCTTCACAGTCTCAAGCCCGCGATCCCCCTGGAAAATCCGCGACAAAATCACGTGCGTCAACACCGCGCTACTCGACGCCTCTGGAACCCGCCGCCTATTCATCCACCCGAGATGTAAAGAATTAATAAAATCCCTCCGCACCTTGACCTACGCGCCCGGCACAGGCCTCCCAAACAAGAACCTAGGCGTGGATCACGCCTTCGACGCCTTGGGCTACATGTGCCTACAGGTCTTCAACCTGGCAAAACCCGAAAACATGGGCAAGACCAACTACCGTGTGTGGTAAGCGCAGGACTTACCATGCCCGGTCACTACGGCGACAAGAAAGAACCCAAGAAAGGCGAGAAAAAAGTAGGAAAAGTCATGTCCGAGTACAAAGCTGGCACCTTGAAATCCAGCTCGGGCACGAAAGTAAAAAGCCGCAAGCAGGCAATCGCCATCGCCATGAGCGAGGCCGGCATGAAAAAACCCACCAAAAAAGGTAAGAAGTAATGGCCAAGCCCGGTTTGTACAGCAACATTGCGGCCAAACGTAAGCGCATCGCAGCTGGCAGCGGCGAAAAGATGCGTAAGCCTGGCGCGAAGGGCGCCCCCACCGCCGCCGCCTTCAAGGCATCGGCCAAAACCGCCAAAAAGCCCACCAAAAAAGGTAAGTAGCCATGGCCCGTATCCCTAATACCGCAAAGGACAACTACTCCCACCTAATCGAGTACACAGGCGGTGCCCTCACCGCCGTGAACGACTGGATGGAAGTAGACGCCCATAGCGACGGCTACACATTCGCAGCAACCGTAACCGGCGGCGCCAACTTCACACTCGCCCTTGAGTGCAGCTTCAACGGCAACGGCAACTGGTTCACTCTCGACACCAGCAAAAACATCAACTCAAACGGCGAATACGCTTATTTCTACGACGGCAAACCTGCCGCAAAAGTGCGTATGCGTATCGCTTCCATCAGCTCTGGTACACCTAACGTGGTGCCTCACATCGCTGTGGTTTACGAGGGCTGATGACCATCCACACGATCCACGGTCACCCCACCTTCATCGAAGTCGATGCCGAGACGGGTCGCACTGAAGTCACCTTTAATTTCCGCACGCCATCGGACGCCGCCCTCTTTGCCGGCTTTATGGGCAACATTTTCACCGGCATCGAAGTCCTGGTTGACGTCGATGACGAAGTAGAAGAGGAAGAAGACGATGATTGAGTATCGCGGCGAACAATTCTCCGGCTACAACAAACCCAAGCGCACCCCCAACCACCCGAAAAAGTCCCACGTGGTGCTCGCCAAGGAAGGCGGCACGGTAAAACTCATCCGTTTCGGTCAGCAGGGCGTATCTGGCTCACCAGCACAAAAAGGAGAATCAGCGTCAGACAAAGCCAGAAGGGCATCATTCCAAGCGCGACACGCTAAAAATATCGCCAAGGGCAAAATGAGCGCGGCTTGGTGGAGCGCAAAAGTTAAGTGGTAATCGTCCTAAGTGGTATACTGTGAGTACCTGCACTCGCGGAAGTGGCAACTTGGACCTACGTAAGCGTGGAATGCGCCTGCGGTAAGCAGTCTTCTATACGGATAGACCAGTTCAACAGAAAGAACGGCGTGTGGTCCTGCCGTTCTTGTACGTACAAAGGACGTACAAGCCCTAGGAAAGGTACAGGGGTAAAAAACGATCCCAGTATGGAGCAATGCCGGCGCAGTTATTACAAAGCCCGCCAGCGCGTAAAGACAAACCACAAAAACGCGTACGGACATGTCGAGTTCCGCTTCACGTCCTTTGAAGAGTGGTTTGAAGAGTTGGGTCCACGGCCTGTGGGTACGTCTGTAGACCGTATAGATCCGATGGGCCACTACGAGCCCGGAAATGTACGGTGGGCAACAGTCGAACAGCAAGCCAAGAATCGAAACCCTCGTTTCACTTGGACACCGAGGTCCCAGAAACTTCCTGCTGCTGAATCCAAGTTTTGAGTTCCGCGACGTATTCGCGTAGCTCTTGCGCTTTAGCGGCGTGCCACCCGTTTCCAGTACGTCTGTACAACTCGCCGTGCCGGTCAATGGCCATCAGCATCTGGTGGATTAGCACGTTCCACGGTGCCCGGACAGGTGTATTCCACTCGCGCATCGTAAAGACGCCGGGTTTACTGCCAAAATAGGAAAGAAGTAGGAGTTAAACCGTGGTGTACAGCGCCAACATCCCCCCAACTGGCGCTGTCGTCAGCGAGTCCCCATTTGTCCGCAACCTGGACGTCATCGCCATGATGCCGGACTGGGGCGTAATGGCAGCCGTCACCCGTGGCACCAACTACATCCGCGACCTCGCCGAAACGTACCTCCCCCAAGAACCCCGCGAAGACCAGGACGCCTACACCACCCGCGTCGATCGGTCCGTACTTTCGCCGTACACCAGCCGCCTAATTGAAACCGCTGCCGGCGCAATCCTCCGCAAGCCCATCCATATCGAGGGCGACCAGTATTGGCTGGATCTCGCCCAGAACATCGACGGCCTTGGCTCCAGCATCAACGAGTACGCCCGCCGCGCACTGGTCAGCAGCCTGACCTATGGCCACAGCGCCATTTTGATCGACTATCCACCGGCAACCGGCGCCCTTAATTTGGCGGAAGAACGGGCAATGGGCCGCCGCCCGTACTTCGTCCACGTCGATGCCCCGCAAATCTGGGGTTGGCGTAAAGAAGACGGCACCAACCGGCTACTGCAAGTCCGCATCCACGATTACGACGTCCGCCCCCTGAACGAATTCGGCGAAGAACAGATCGAGCAAATGCGCGTGATCTACCCGGGCCGCTACGACCTCTACACGTTGGGCCAGGAACTCGTCGAATTCACCGCAACCGGCGACTACAGCCTGAACGAAATCCCCCTAGTCCCGATCTACAGCAATCGCCGGGGCCTGCTGATTTCCCAGCCACCGCTGCTGGACATCGCCAACCTGAACATCACGCATTACCAAAGGCAGGCTGACTTAATTCACGCCCTCCACATCGCCGCCATGCCCACGCTGGTCCTAGAGGGCTGGGACGACACAACGGGCAACGCAACGATGGGCGTGAACTACGCCATCGCCATGCAACCGGGCAACAAGGCGTACTACGTCCAAGCCGATGCAACCAGTTTCGACGCCCAAATGGCCGAACTCCAGTCACTGGAATCCCAGATGTCCACGTTGGGCGTCACCAAGTTGTTCGGCCAGAAGTTTGTGGCCGAATCTGCCGAGGCAAAGCGCATCGACCAGGCCCAGTCCAACAGCGTCCTGTCGATCATCAGCCAAGAACTGGAATCCGCGCTCAACCAAGCCTTCGCCTTCGCGGCCCAGTACGTGGGCATGGAACCGCCAGAAATCACAATCGACCGCGACTTCGACTACTACCGCCTGATCGGCCAGGACGTCGCTGTACTGACCCAACTCAACGAGATGGGCAAGATCAGCGATGCCATGCTGCTGGAGATCCTACGCCGTGGCGAAGTCCTCCCCGACAACATCAGCATCGAAGACGAACTGGAAGCCAGCACCGAAAACGCCCTGGAACTAGCCGAACCAGCCGAAAGCAGCGACGACGAAGACATGGACGAGGACACAGAAGACCTCAATTCTTAAGTGCTAAAATAGAAGCGTCGAAGTAACACACAACCGTGCCTGAAGACCAGAACGCACCAGTAGTTCCCGTGGAACCTGTTGCCCCCCAGCCTGTGGCTGATAGCTCCGATTTGGCCAACCAACTCGAAGCCCTTCGTGCAAAAAACCAAGAGTTAATTGCAGAGCGCCGTAAGGACCGCGAAAACCGCGAGAACCTGCAGAAACAACTCGACACCATCCAGCAAGCACAAGAACAGGCCAAAACCACCAAGCTGGCCGAATCCGGCGAATACAAAATTTTGTGGGAAGAGGCCCAGCAAACTGTCGCTGAACTCAAGCAACAACTGTCCGCCAAAGAAAGCGAAGTCGATCAAATCAAGCAAGGTTTCACCCAAGAGCAACTCAAGTCCTCGGCCATCGCTCAACTGTCACAGGCCGGTGCACTGGCACCCGATCAGCTGTATCGTTTATTGCAGGAGCAACTTCGCGCTAAAGATGGGCAGCCTGTGGCTGTTGTCGGCGGCGTCGAAGTTCCGGTTAA